TGTTCAAGCGCTAGATTGTAAACCAATCTGCAGACCCCGACGTTATGTGAGAACGTTTCGGACTGCGCCGGATCGGGAGCCATCTTACATTTGTAACTGCGGTATATTTTCATCTCACCTCCCCCTGTCCGCTCAGAGCCTCGATCTCCTTGACATATGCCTCTATCACCTTCCGCAGCACCGGCTTCGTTATCTTGCCGTCCCAGGCTGAGCAGGCTTTCCAGGCGGCTTCGAAAGCGCGTTCCTCTGGGGTCATGCGTCACCTCCGCATCCCTGCATCAGATGGTGGCGAGACTTGCGCTCCCAAGCGGCTAGATCGGTCTGATACTGCTCTTCGAGCCAAAGGGCGACGGTCCCGCTTCGCGTGGCAATCGGCCGATCCGGATTGTCGGCATTGTGCATCTCGACATACTCGTCGAAGCGACCGCCATTCACCCAAGCCTCAGGGTCTTTCGAAATACCAAGCGTTGCCGCTCGTCGATCCATCGCGTCCATCTTGCGAGCGCGGACGCATAGGTCCAGCCCTTCCGACAGGAGTGCTCTGCAGGTTTCGCAACTCATCTCGTCTCCTCGATCGGTTTGAACAGCGCCCTCGGCGCCAGCGGGATCATGAAAGCCGCTCCTGAAGCTGCTGGTTGATGATCGCAGCCGCGAATGGTTGAGCATCGTCACCAAGATCCGACCAGAGCCCGAAGAGCGTCAGAGCGAGAACGTGTGGGTTGACGTTGAACATTCTCCACCAAAGCTCTTCGTTGCCCTTGTGCTGCTCACTGTGGGCATCTGGATTAAGCGGGAGCGCCCAGCGGTCGCCGGCCTTGGTCCCTCTACCGCGGCCATAGTGCCCATAACGCGGCGCTGCAAAAGACAGGTGCGCGGCCTGGACGCCGTACCTACCGGTAACGGCACATGGGAGAGACCTGATGAAATCGAGGTAGGACGCCTTCTTGACGGGCTTTGCCTTCGGCGTCGGGTCTGGCGTGAGGGATGAGGCTATGCGGAATCCGGCCATCACATTCTCCCTCTCAGGATTTCCGTCATCTCGCTGCGCTGCTCGTCGAGCAAAGCTCGGTTCCGCCTATGCCGCCGCCGGTTCTTCTCGATCAGCTTTTTGCGCTCGATGATATCCGGCATGACGCGGGCCATGCGCTTCCGGTCGTTCCATGCCTGATAGGCGCGGAGGCACTTGGTGATGAGCTTTGAAAATGTCATGCTGCCTTCTCCACGTCCTCTGGAGTGACCCCGTAGCTTTCGGCTATGAAGCGCTCTGCGCGCTGGAGGAAACCGATAAACTCCTCCTCCGGCATCGAGGCGAACGAGATGCTGCGCGGCACGACAAACGGCAGACCACGAACCATGACAGGCGTGACGTAGCCCGTATTCATCTTGACGAGGGAATGTAGGCTCTCCGCATCCGGGGCAGCATCTGTCGCCTTGACGACGGCGTGGAGGAACTGCCAATACCATCTGAGTCTCGAAGGGCTCCTTCCGGTGCTCAGCTCAACCTTGATGCGCTCGCCGGCTGGCATGGCTGCGATACGGTCGCGATCGAATTGCATCTCACCGACGAGGGTCTCGCCCCGCTTCAGGCAATAGATCGGAGTGGATTCGGAGGACTTCTTCGCCATGTCGTCACCCTGCAGCCAAGTTCGAGGTGCGGGCGAGAAGAGCGTTCTTCATCTCGTCCTTCTTCTTGGTGAAGTCGGCAGCGGCCTTGGAACCTAGACCCTTGATCGTCGGAAGATTTTCCTCCCAGAAGCTTTGCAGGCCGCCGAGCGTCGAAATGCTGGTCATCTCCGCCCAGAGGTTTTCGCGGCGAATATCTGCTTCGCAGCCCTCCAGACGGTCGAGCAGTGCCGCGCGCCATGCAGCGGTCCACCCATCACGTTCCGCCTGGTCGAGGTAGCTCTTGCGCAAGTTATCGAGAGCGGCGCCGCTATTCACATCGACAAGATCGGCCTCAAGATCAGCCATGATCTTTTCCCAAGCCCCGTCTCGCTTGAGCTGTGCGGATGATTTGGTGGATTGCTCTTTCTCCTGAGCGAATTCCTGCCCAACGGCATTGACGTATTTGGAATCGTCGAACATGCCCATATGAACATCGGCGCCGACGCCGATAAACTTGAACGCATTCGTCAAGCCATCGGTGAAAGCCTTCTTGAACGCCTCGTCGTCGTTCTCCCAGCGCTCCGGCCGCTTGTATTGTTCATTGGCCTTGATGTAGGTGACGACCTTGTCGCCGCCGACACCATGAACGTGCTTCTTTTCTCCGTCGCTCATGTACCAGCCGGAAACGGTGCAATAGACGAGAACCTCGCCATTGTGGCCGGGAACGACGGTGAACTTCGGTTCCTCATGACCCCAGCCAGTTCCGCAAGGGCCGAATTCTTCGGTGAGCCGGCGATAAGACCACATCGGTTTGATCGCTGTTCCCTCGAAGCCGCCGGAACGCTTGAACTTCTTTGTGTGGGCTGGATCCGTTCGGCCAAGCTTTTCCCAGAGTGCTGTTTTCTCGGTCATTGGTAATACCCCGCGTGCTCTCGATAAAAGGTTTCGTCGTCTTCAAGGCGTTCGGCCGCCTTCAGCCATTTCGTCCGCTGAGGCTCCTTGACGCTCTGGGCGTCGCGCCGGTATTCCTCGGCCATAGCGCGGCACCAGTCGGCATGTTTTGAAAAGCGTTCGCTCACTTCCATGTCGTCACCTGCTCCTGATTGGTCCGATCGTCGGTTTTCAACTTCGTCTCCATCCAAGCTGCGGATCCGATCATCGCCACAAAGCCTAGAAACAGGCAGACAATCGCCTGGGTCTTGAGTGAGATGAGAACGACCGGCGCCGGGGTGACAGGCTCCTCAGCGCATTCACCGTCTTTGCAGGCGCAACCGCCAAAGGCTCGGATGATGCAGTCAGAATTGGACATGGTCTGGCTCCTCATTTTTATGAAAAGCAGGCCGGATGCATCCCTTTGGCATCCAATCCGTTCCGTTCTGATGGCAACGGTCCTCGCCGCCTTCGACGTGGTAACAAATGGTGCAGACAGCCTTCGCAGGCTCATCAAGCGCACGCATGTTTGCCGGACGAACCTTGATGATGAGCTGATCGTTCTTCGTGAAGACGTGACATGCTTCGAGGTTTTCGCCAGAAACATCCTTACCTCCGTCAACCTGAACGACGAACTTAGCCCCACGCTCACGGATGACGGTGCCGTGAAAGACCAGCGGCAATTCGGAGGAGTCGTATTCGTCGGCTTCCCATAGAGACCAATCGAACTCGACTCGTTGCCCAGTCGAAAACATCTTCTGGCGGTCAGCGCATTTGAACTTCAGGCTGTAGACACCAGAGCCCTTGAGCGTGGCGCGAAGGTTCTGCCGACGCTGGCACGAGGAGGTATCGACCGCGCAATTGACGCATGTGGCATAGTGGGTCATGGCAGGTCCTTCTCAACAGGTGAGGTGGCGGCGCGGCTGTCCTGAATTCCGCGACGGATCTTACGGTAATTGGCAAGAACGTCGGTGATCGGCCCGCCAACCTCGCAAGCAAGCATTGCGTCTTCGATTTCCCGCAGCCGGTCACGTTCCTCGACGGCGGCTTCGTGGAGATCAGCGCGAACATATTCCGTCGACTCATCCCAGACGTTGTGCTGGCACCACTGGCGCCCGTAATCCTCATCGGCGCCGGGGGATGGCTCAAGATAGATGCGTTCGTGGTCGATCATGCCACTTCCTCCCCGGTCTCAACCTTCGAGACGGTGTAGCCAAGGAGGGTGGCGAGCGAACGGAAGTGACGATCAAACTCGCTCTGTTCGGATCTTCTGAAATCAGCGATTGACGAGGCATCCATGGCGTCTCTGACGCTGGTAAGCGCCATTGAAAAAGCGTTGAATTTCACTGCATCGCGATCGATCTGCTTGGTTAGAGCCAAGACGTCGTACATGGTTGCTTCAGTGATCATCGTCTCGCTCCCTATTCGGCCGCTATGGAATGAAGGGTGGCTGCATAAAACCGTTCCAGCCTCGCCGCATCACTGTGGCCGGTGAACCGCTTGGAGACCTCGATGCTGGCGCTGAAGCCGTGGCCCTGGGCCTCGAGTTTCGCGTAATCCAGAGCTGCCTCGATGACGTCGGAATATTCCAGCGCCTGATCGCGATCGAAGAGGATGATGGGCTCTCCACGGTAATCCCAGCCGCTGAAATAGCCGGCGGATCCGTTGCGATAGGTGACGTCAATGCGCCATGTGGTTTCGAACGGGCTCATGCTGCACCGCCTTTGCGGGCTGCAATCATCGCGTCAGCTTGGTCGAAGGCGCGCTTTGCGTGCTCTTGGTACGACCACTGATCTTGGTATCGGTTTGCCAATTGACCCGAGAGAGCCTGACCGGCGAAATAGTCGCGAAGGCTCATGCCAGGATCTGGATAGAGATTGCTGTCGGACCCGCCCTCGCAAGGAAAAGCAGACCCGCCCCAATCGATTTCGTTCTTGTCTGCCATCGTCGTCGTCCTCAATTGGTGCTTTGAATGGCCCCGGAGGACCGTGGCGGTGGGGGCTCAGCGTTCTTGGTAAAAGCGCAACTGCTCGCGAAGCCGAGAAACTTCCGTCTCAAGGTCGGTGACGCGCGCGTCGGTGAGTTGATCGCGGCACTGGTCGAAGATCGCTTGCCGGATGTCTTTTCCGTCGTAGTATTGAGCGAGCGGAAAACGGTTGATCATCCACCCCTTGCCGGTCAGAAGGGCTTGGATAGTGCCGTCCAGAACGTTCCTGATTTCGCCGTGAAGGTTGGACTCGGTATCGCTCAGGAAGCTGGCCGTGATGTCGGACCACAGCTTATCGCGAAACTTCTCGGCGAATTCATCGACCAGAGGCTTGAAGTGCTCTTCCTGAAATTTGGCCATGAAGTCTTCGGCCATGCGGCGTGCGACGAAATACTGCGGGCCTAGAGCTGGGTGGCTCTCACCTTGGGTGATGTCCTCGTCGATGAGTGTCGCCATCTGGCGCAGAGCGTCTTCGCCGGTGCCGTCGTAGTGAATAGTTGATCCGCTCGTCATCGTCCTCACTCCGGTTTCCAGATGATCCGCAGTGGCGGGCGTCTGGTGTTTCGATGAGGTCAGTTATAAACGGGATTCTTCCCGAACGCAAGGGACAAATCCCGATTTTTATTGATTGATGGGGATTTATCCCGTACAAGCGGGATCATGACAGATGACGAAGATGATGATTTCGACGGCGAGGCCGCCAAGCAATTCGCGAAAAACAGGCGCGACTGGATTCGGCATGTGATGGGGAACGGCGATATCCTGCCGACCTATCGCTTGATCGGGATTGCGGTCGCGCTTCGGATCAACCACAGGACGGAAAAGAGTTGGCCCTCTACGAAACGCATTGCCGAGGACACGGCTACGGGGCTGCGCACAGTCATCCGCGCGATCAAGTTTTTCGAGGCTCAAAAATTATTGCGTGTTACCCACAGAAAAAGAGGGGTCAACCGATACGAGATGCTTTACCCCTGGAAATAAAGTGCCAATATGCTGGCACTTATCAAAAGTGCCACAGCTATGGCATCCAGAAGAGAGAAGTTCTGAAGCTAGAAGGTTTCTCTCTTATGGTTCTTGCTCTGAAAGGGAGATTGTCTCTCTAGGAGCCGAGATCAGAAAACTTCAGGTTTCCATGATCCAGTCACGATCCCGCGAATTTCGACGGTGATCTCTTCGGCATTCCCCACCATCAGGATCGGTTTGTGCGCCGAATTCGAGCTGCGAGGCAGCAAGACGATGATGCCGTGTTCGTGGCCGATCTCTTTCAAGGTCGTTTCGACGAACTGGCCCTCGCCCATATAGCGTTCCACGTGCACGGTCATGCCGTCTTTGAGCGCTAAACCTGAACTGGTATAATCGACGCAGGTGACGAAAGAGCCATCCGCATATTTCAAATCCATGCTGTCACCGGTCACCTCCAAAGCATACTGCCTGGCATGTGAAAACCGGTCGTCTGTGACCACATTTATGTGTGGGTATTCTTCGTCTTGATCTCTCAAAGAGATGTCCATGAACTGGCCCGCCGCGATACGCCCTACAACTGGAAGGGATGTTACGGACCTGCTAATATTCGTGTCAACCGACCCGGCGGGTAGTAGGAACTCGATTTTCACGCCAAGGTGGTCGGCAAGTTTTTTCAGCTTCCCAAGATTTGGGTTCCCAGATTTCCTAGACAGATCGCGGATGTAACTATCGCTTAACCCTGCTGCAGCGGACGCGGCGGCGCGGCTTTCGCCCCGGTCGGCAAGCAGTTTGTCGATCTTCTGGATTATCTCATTTGCCATAATTCACTGTCCTATTTCCCGAAATTTTTCGCAATCGGGAAAGAACCCTTGACTTCGCCCTGAAAATCGGGATAAATCCCCAACAACAGGAGAAAGCCATGGAAGCCCAGGTCTTATCGAGCGACGACATCAGAACCGCACTTGTTGCGAGGGCTGAAGCGTTTGCAACGGCAAACAACACGTCCCTTTCGGCCATCGGCCTAAATGCCGTCAACGATACCAAATTCCTGATCCGCGTTCGGGATGGGCTGGGGTTCAACATCAAAACATACCAGCGCGTCATTGATTGGCTCGACGAGCAGGAGCGGACACAGGAGTCCGCAGCATGACTGCAATTTGCTCCATCTCGGATTGCCTCAAGCCACCCCACGCCAAAGGCTATTGCAGAGCGCATTACTTTCGCTTTCGCAGGCATGGAGACCCTCTTTCAGGCGGAACTTCACAGGGCGAGCCGTTGCGGTTCATCCATGACGTTGCCCTGCAGCACACTGGCGACGAATGTCTGTTCTGGCCGTTCGGGAAGAACAGGGATGGCTACGGCCAACTCACGATCGATGGCAAGAAAGTCGGTGCTCACCGCTACATCTGCGAACTCGCCCACGGCGCTCCTCCAACTACCGAGCACCAATCCGCGCATAGCTGCGGTAAGGGCGACGAAGGGTGCATCAGCCAAGTCCACCTCTCTTGGAAAACGCCGATCGAAAACAAGGCCGACGAACTACTACACGGCACACGCATCAGAGGCGAACGTCACGTCAGCGCCAAGCTCACCGAGGCAGCCGCCCGCGAAATCATCAATCTGAAGAGCGCTGAGCCGCAAAGAAAACTAGCGGAGAGGTTCAGGGTATCTCAGATGACGATATCAAGGATCCAAAGCGGCCGCAAATGGGCTCATCTCTCCCCCACCAACACCACCCTAGACGAGCAGGAGAGGGGAGACGCGGCATGAGTAGCGCCCATTATCTCGCTGGCCCCTGTGAAGGCATGTCGCTCCATCGCGACGGCAAACTGGTCACGCTCAAGGACACTTCCGGCCGCGAAAAGGAGCGGACGTACAACTGCGACGACGACGACCATGCCCGCGAAACCGAGCAGAGATGGCGGGATAGCCTGTACGCGACGTACGAAAAGGCAGGTGCAGCATGACCACCATCCCCGAAGACGTAATGCAGAAAGCCGAAGCCGCCTACCTGTCCGCCCTCCACGACAGCATGGCCGGCAACGCGGATTACCTGCAGCACGTCTGCCTTGCCATTCTGGCGGAGCGGGAACATTGCGCCGACATCGTCGAGAGCTTCTCTCCAGGTGGTGAACGTTACGAGTATGGGCATGACGACTCCTCAATGAGGGTGGCGATCAGGGGGGCAATCCTCGAAGGGCGGCTCAGCATGAACCCTCCAAAGAAATTTGAAAGTCTCGACGGGTGGAAGCCGATCGAGACTGCCCCGAAAGACGGAAGTCTGATCTTGGCATACGCCGAGCACTGGTCCGAATTCCACCTCGTACAATGGGATGCAGGCGAAGACGGATGGCGTGAAGGAAGCTGGCTGTTCGTCTACCCACCGAACGTTTGGCGGTCCCTTCCAAAGCCCCCTGTTTCCTCTGCCAAAGCCGAAGGAGCTACGCATGACTGACAGCAGCATCAAGATCGAGACCTCGCCCGAAGGCATCCAGATATCCCAAGACAGTCCCTCAAAAGAGTTCTCCATAACGGGAGAGGGAGGCAGGACTGACGTTGTCTTCATCGCCAACGCTGACATTCCCGCTGTCCTCCGTGACTTTCAACGGCGCATGAACGAAATCGAAGAGAGGAACTCACTGTGACCTACGTTTTCGCTTCCATAGCCGCTCTGGCCTTCGCCTCGGCTCTCGGCAAGCTCCTCAAGCGCAATCTCGAACTCAACTATCCTTCAGTCGACAACGAAGGAGAGGTTGAAGATTTCCTCGCCTCTCGTCTCGAACGAGAATTTTCTCGTTCTCACAGTCAGTCCTCCCCTGCTCTGTGAGCGGCTGCTGGCGCGGAACTCACCCCTCCTGGTTCCGCGCCAGCGTCATTCTAGGTCGCGACCACTCGCTGACCAAACGTACAGAGACCTCGCCGATATGCTCAAAACCTTCAATCGGCGAGGTCTCATCAGCAGCGAACCGGGCGGCGGGGCGCTGGCTGAATACAAAAACAGTTGGAAGAGAACGATGGGCAACAAACTGATCATTGAAAACATCAGCCTCGAATACCTCAGGGAATGCTTCGTTCTCGATGAAGACGAAGGATGTCTCATTTGGAAGGTGAGACCTGTTTGTCACTTCAGAAGCGCTAAGGTAGCGCGGACCGTTAACACACGGTTTTCCGGCAAGAAAGCCGGCTCCGGCGTCGTTAAGACAAAGGCTTTGAAGGTCCATCTCTGCGGCAAGTTTTACCTCGTCCACCGGATTATCTATGCGCTCTACCACGGTATTGAGCTCAGCGATGTCCCGGTGATCGTCGATCATATCGACGGAGACGACAGGAATAACAGGCCGGTCAATATGCGTGGCGCAACCCACATGCAAAGCGTCTGGAACAGAGGCATCCAAACCAACACGTCGCATGGTTTCAAGGGCGTGTACTTGGAGGCCAACGGCAAGTGGACTGCCAGAATTAAACACAGAGGCAAAAACATCCACCTCGGGACTTACTCCACCAAGGAGGAAGCTGGAGCCGCGCACATTGCTGCGGCAAAGGCTATCCGCGGGGAATTCTTCAGAGACACTACCCAGGCGGCGGCCTGACCGGAGAGGTGAAGTCGCCACGCCAATGGCTGCTTCACCTTCTCCGTCTGTCTTGCCTGGTTTTTGAGTGACGCCTGAGCGCATCGGTCTCTCCTTCGAACGAGGACAGTTTTCGCACAGGAGTTCGACAAGGTGCACGAACAACACGACACCCACTTGGGATCTCAATCCAAGGGCAAAGCTACGAACAGGAAGAAGGTAATGAGTGCTGTTTTTGAAGCTCAGGAGACTTTCAGAGGTGCTTGGCCGTTAAGGCGGTACGGCAAGCTGGACAACGTTTTTTATCAGGCCGTGCGGTTCATTGCGCCGCGTGTGCAGAAAGAATTCACGATCCGCAGGGCTCGTTCGATCTACGAGGGAACCGCAAGACGGATCGATAGTGAGGAAATGGACGCCTTAAGGGCGGCACTTATCGAGGAGAGCCGTGTTGAGCAAAGAGAATTACGAGCCCGTTTGGCTGCGTTGGATGAAAAGATTGCCGCTTTCGAAAAGGCTTAGGCTCGCTCGGCATTGGCGGAATGTCGCGGCGCGCCGGCTTAACTGGGCCGATGCGGTGTGTCCAGAGACGAGCGAAAAACCGAAGAACAAAGGTTAGGCGGCGTCATGACGAACACAACCAGATGCATAGACCTGTTCCGAGCTGGCCTGGACACGGCCCAAATCGCCGAACATCTCGGCGGTGCCTCAAAGGGTTGGAGTGAGGCTCGCGTCTACAACGAGATGCGCAAGGAGAGACATCTCCCGAAGGAGCATTGGCACTTCGCCAAGCGCGTCACCTACATCGAGCCGAAGAAGGCGAGGGGGAGACGATGACACGGATCACGCTTCCATACCCGCCGCCGATCTCGGCCTGCTTCACAAACGCCCGCGGTAAAGGGCGAGTGGCCACGCCTCGATACAAAGCCTGGACCGAAGAAAGCCTATGGTCCCTGAAGGCTCAGAAGCCCCGCCAGTTCGCGGGAGAGGTTTCTATCTATGTCGGCCTCGTCGCGCCTGACAAGCGCATCAGAGACGCGGGGAACTGTGACAAGGCCATCATGGATGTGCTCGTCAAGGCCGGCGTCATCAAAGACGACAGCAACCGATACGTCAAGCGCGTCACATACGAATGGCGACCCGAGGGAGAGCCCTGCGTGGTGCTTATCAATGACTTCGAAGGATCTGCAGCATGAGCAAAGAGATAATGGAAATCCTCGGCCCCACGCTTGGGGAAGATCTGGCGAAAGACATCCTCGCCCATCGCCGCGGCAAGAAATGCCCACTGACGGCCCGTGGAGCGAAAGCACTTCTACGGGAGTATGAAGCCACCGGCAACGCCGTCGCGGCTGCTGAGGAGCACCTGAACCGAGGCTGGCAAGGCTTCAAAGCCGAGTGGGTGACGAAGGGCAAGAACTTCAGCGACCCGCACAACCCCATGCCGCATCAGGAAACCCGCGAGGAGTATCTCGCTCGGGCTGTCCAGCGCAACAACGAGGCTTGGGAGACATCGAGCGATCGGCGCGTCTCCAACCTCATCAGACTGGCGACGGTAAAATGATAGATCACGCCCGCCGACAATTGCAGATCGTCGAGAAGGAATACCTCCACCTCATCGAGGACAACGTCTCTCAGGACGCTTTCTACACGGGCGTCAAGCGCAGGAAGTGGCCGGCCAAAGCCCGATTTTTCTGGGCGCTGCAGGCTGTGTATGGCCCAGAGCGGCCCGACACGATCAACAACGATAATCAGGGAGCCGCCGAATGATGTGGACGCCATACGTCATCAACGTGGTCTTGCACCATCACGCAAGGGTCGGGCCGTTCGAATACAAGCACGCACCCATCTACCCGACGACAATCGAAATGCTTCTCAAAAACGGCATCCTCGTCGAGGATGGCGAACACTACACCACGACCGAGCTTGGCAAAGCCTTGGTGAGGGCATGGTGCGACACGCCTATCCCGGTCGTCAGATATGTGGATCCACGGTTTTCAACCAGCGAAGGCGAATAGCATGCAAGGTGTATCAGGAGCGTTGAAAGAGCAGCACGTGCATTACCTGGAAGTTCGGGCGAGATTGTTCTCATCGCCGCCCAAGCCCAAGCATCTCATGATCGTGGAAACTCCGATCATGCTCGCGCCCATACCGGAGCAGCGAGCGTGGCAGAGGGAAGAGGTTCAGCAAGATTGGCATGTGCAGCAGCACGACAGGCGTATTTCCGAGATGTCGGCAAACCCTCCGAAGGTCTACCTCAAAGACCGATGCGACGAGATCGGGGTGTCATATGCCGAAGTCATCGGTGCCGGCCGGCGGCGGAAGATAGCAATGATCCGCCATCAGCTCATGTGGGAGACCATCACCAAATTCGGGATGAGCTACCCGGCATTGGGGAGGCTGTTCGGCCATAGGGACCATACATCTTGCTTGTACGCCGTCAAGAAGATCGAGGCTTTGAACGAGGGGCTTGCATCTCAATGAGTGTCGCCACCGATATCAAAGTCACGCCCCGCGAAAGAGAAATTCTCCTCTGGCTGAGCAATGGCAAGACCACCGATGTTATCTGCGAGATTCTCGGCATCAGAGCAAACACGGTCAACACCTACAAGCGCGAGATGATGGACAAGTTCGGAGCGGCGAACGTCACAGCTCTCGTAGCGTCGGCACTGCGGCATCACATCATCACATAGCGAGGCACGGAAATGGGCGGCAAATCCACTAAGCTGAAGGTAAAGCGGACCAACAACGGCGCAGGACGTCCTGAAAAACCATGTTCCATCGACGGGTGCCAAGGCAATGCTCACCGGAGCGCCAAGGGGGCAAGAGGATACTGCAGGTCGCACTACCGGCGCCTTTCGAAACACGGCGACCCTCTCGGCGGAGGACCTTGCAGAGCAAAACGCGGAGAGCCGCAGCGCTTCATCCAGGAAGTAGCACTGCAGCACACTTCCGACGACTGCCTGATCTGGCCATTCGGGAAGAGCCGAGATGGCTACGGCATGGTCTGGATCGACGGCAAGAAGGTTGTTGCCTCCCGTTATGTCTGCGAACTCGTTCACGGCGCTCCTCCAACGCCCGAGCACGAAGCCGCCCACAGCTGTGGCCGGGGGCATCTCGCCTGCATCGCACCGGGGCACCTGGACTGGAAGACGCAGGCCGATAACCAGGCAGACAGGTTGCTCCACGGAACCCATAGCCGAGGTGAGCGTAACTACGGGGCCAAGCTGACCGAGGCCGACGTACGCGAGATTAACAAGCTGAAGGGCGTTGAACGGCAACGCAAACTGGCGGCGAGGTTCGGCGTCTCGCCTGCGACCGTCTCTCACATCCACAACGGCAGAATATGGGCTTGGCTATCACAAGGAGAAGCGGCATGAAGGCGGCAAAACTAAAGATTCGTAAGAACAGAAAAGCAGGCCGCCCGAGAAAGCAGAACGTCGAGCGCTACCCAAGCGGGGATATCAAGCGCAGCGAGACGCAGAAGGAGGCTATGTCGGTCGCGATCGAAGCAAGGCGGCGCATAGACGGCTGGAGCGCAAAGGTGAGTGACGACACGGTCAAGAGCCAGTTCGCAGGCTATACCCTCGGCCGTATGTTCCTCGATGGCAGGATTACCGAAGACCAGCGCAAGGCCGGCGATGAATATGCCGAGATCATCAGCCGCTATCACCGGCTAACCGGCATTCCGTTCCCATCAGCTCGGGCGCAATCGCTGTTCTCGGTCAAGGGCCATGATGGCGAGCAGTCGGAGAGCGTCACAGACAAGGCCCGCAGAGCCTCGAACGCGATGATGGAGGCGATCGGCATCCTCTTACGCCTAGAGGACGGCCCCCAGATCCGCGCGCTGATTCATAACCTGGTAGTCATGGACTATGAGCACCTTCGCGGCATGGGAGAGCAACAACTTCTGTGGGTTAAGCGTGGGTTGAACGCCTTCGCCAAGCGGAAGGACTTGCGACAAGGCGCAAATCAGGTTATGCAAGTTGGTAAATCACATACTGAGATTTTCGCCTCCAGATGAGGCAACGAGACGTGGGTCAGCATCGCCCCGATGTGCAGCTGACATCTTGCCCGGCACTTGCGCCTGATGAAGCCGAAAGGCAGAAACCGGAAACGGTCGCGCGGAGCCTCCCAAGCCGGGGAATAGCTGGAGGCCAGTCGGGGCAACTATTCGAGGCAATGCCTCAACAAAGATCGGGAAGCTGGTTTGAACTGCCGTCTGCATCGCTGGTTCGCGACCTTTGCGATGCAGCCATAAACCCCAGAGGCGACGGTCTCTGAAACGCTGGCATGTTCTCCCGATGTTTCTTTCATCCCAGATCGGGAAGCGTGGCCTTCGAGGAGCGAAACCTTGATCGTAGTGCACAAGGCCCGCCAGCAATAAGCAGCACTGGCCTTCCCGTACCCATCACCACCATCCCATAGCCCGTCTCTCACAGCGGCTAGCCTGCCATTTCAGTTGTCACGTCTGCGCTGAGGCTCACGCCAACGCGAAGATCAGCCCACCGCCAGGGATTATTCTGGCGGTGGGCTTTCATTTGGAGACGGCCATGCACCTCCTCCTCACCTCCCACTGGCACTGCCGCATAGGGAGAATCCGCCTGAAGATCGGCGCCAAGCTGGTGTGTGAAGATCCCTGCATATTCTGAGGTAGCGAGATGAGAAACCTCATCATCATCGCCATATGGCTTGGCCTCGCCATTGCGGTCGCTACGCCGTTCCTGATCCTGTCGGGGTGTCAGACGTACCAGCCTCCATGCCCCGGTTGTTGGCTTATTCTTCCAAGAGGCTAAATTATGGGTGTAAAGCGCAGAGACACGCTTGAGCGTATTCTTGAGCGGGTTGTAACGAATCCTGCAACAGGCTGCGATGAATGGGTAGGATGCGTAACCCCCAAGGGGTACGGAGTAATTCAGGTATATGGCGCGGCGAGGCGCGTTCACCGAGAGCGCTATATCATTGAGGTTGGTGACCCTGGTGACCAAATCCTCCGCCACACGTGCGACAATCCCAGATGCTGCAATCCAGAGCACCTAATCCCTGGGACAAGAGCCGACAACAACAGAGATATGGTTGAGCGTGGAAGGCATGGGCGTTCATCTCTCCCAGGCGAGCGCAACCCGGCCGCAAAGCTTACGCAGGAGCAGGTTTTGGACATCCGCGCTGATCGGCGCTCGACAGCTGAGCTTGCCAAGGTCTACGGCGTCTCACAAAGCCTCATGTCGATGATCAAATGCCGCCATGTCTGGAAGCATATCTAGAGGCGTGGGTGAGAACGTTTGGAAGGCGCTATGAGCGTGGTATAAGCGAAATCCCTGTCTCCTTTGCGAGTTGATACGATGCCATCGAATGACGAGGACGAAAGACCTAACCCACACATGGCTTTCATCAACGCGCTCAAGATGAAAGACAGCGACCTCTACGACAGGCTGCGCCACGTTTCCCCAATGATATTCTGGCGTGAGTGGAAGGCGGTTTACCCCGAGGATTTCCCGCAAGGGGCAGATTCGCCGGCGCATCCAAGCTCGATCGTTCCGAAGCCGTAGAAATCCATTCCACAAAATGCCCCCATGCCTCGGTGAAATACTGGGAGCGTGAGAATATTTTTCCATGGCATCTGGTCTCATCGGTCTTCTGATCACGATCCTGATCGTTGGCTTCATCGCCGGTCTGGTCGTCTTCCTCATCCGCCGCGCTCCCATGATCGAGGAGCCCTTCAAGTCATGGGCCGAATACCTCGTCATCGTGATTGCGGTGATCATCATCATTCTGCGCGCACTGCCTCTTATCGGCGTGGCCGTCTGATCTTCGAACTTCAGGAGAAATCCATATGGCAACTGATCTGTCGAACCGATCCAACAATGTTGTCGATCCAGGCTCGAATGCAGCAGTGATCACGCCCAACGATGGAACGGATCTGACCTATACCTCCAGAGCCCTCTTCGTCGGTGGCGCTGGCAATATCGCTGTTACGATGGCTGGTGGTCAGTCCGTCACGTTCACCGGCATCATAGCCGGCGCGCTCCTTCCAATCCGTGTCTCTCGCATTCTTTCGACCGGAACGACGGCAACCAACATCATGGCAATCTGGTAGGCTGCCTGTCTATCTCTTTCAACATGTTAGTGTTTGAGAACAACCAATGACATTCGAGATCGGCAAGAGCGGAAATCCTGGCGGGCGCCCAAAGGCAAAGCCGTTCAAAGATGCCCTGCTGGTCGAGGCTCTTTCGGCAGAACGCGGTGAAGAATGCTTGGCTCCTCCAGGATCATTGCGCTGGAATGCCCGCAAGCTTCTAACACAAGGCGACGTGCCGGCAATCCGCGAAATAGCAGACAGGTTAGACGGCAAGGTTCCGCAGGGGATCTCCGGCGATGAAGAGAACCCGCTGAACTTCGTCCACACGATCACTCGTCAGATCATTCGTGCGAACTCTTCAGATACCGACAGTTGAGGCTTTCGAGCCTCTACTGATCCCATCTTCAAAATAGGCCAGCAAAATGAAACGACCTGATTTATCAGAGCGCAACACTACGCATGGCTTGTCGAGAGCCCAGCCGCGTGAGTATCGCACTTGGAAAGACATGCGCTCCCGCTGCAACACGCCTACGGACACTGATTATCCTGATTACGGTGGTCGCGGCATTCGAGTTTGTGAGCGCTGGAACGACTTCGCTGCTTTCTACGCCGATATGGGCGACCGGCCGCGAGGCATGTCGATTGACCGCATTGACGTGAACGACGATTACGCTCCAGACAATTGCCGTTGGGCGACTGCTAAAGAGCAGGCCAACAACAAAAGAAGCAACCACCGGATTGAGTTTCAGGGTGAGACCAAGACTCTCCAGCAGTGGTGCGACGAGTTAGGCATCGAACAGTCGAAAGTTAGATACCGCCTTCGAGTGGGCATGCCGGTTGCCCGAGCTTTCAGCCTGGAAGACTTTCGCCGTTGAGGACGTTGACAATCCACACGGCAGAGGCCTTCGCACCGTTGTTGGCGCCGTCGCGCTACAAAGGTGCATGGGGGGGGCGAAGGCAGCGGCAAATCGCATTTCTTCGGCGGGTTGATGATAGAGGAGCATTTGGCCGAACGCGGCATGCTCTCGGTCTGTATCCGTGAAGTCCAGAAGACACTCGCTGATTCATCCAAGCGCCTGCTTGAGGCAAAGCTGGCCGACTTTGGCCTTGGCGAGGCTGACGGCTTCAAGGTCTTCCGCGACACGATCGAAACCCCTGGCGATGGAGCAATCATATTCCAGGGCATGCAGGACCACACCGCTGAATCGATCAAGTCGCTCGAAGGCTTCAAGCGGGCTTGGTGGGAAGAAGCGCAGACGGCATCGCTTCGATCGCTGAACCTGCTGCGGCCTACGCTTCGTGTCTCAGGCTCGGAGCTTTGGTTCAGCTGGAACGCCAGACTGAAGAACGACCCGATCGACGTCATGCTCAGGGGAGCGGAAAAGCCAACCGGCGCAATCGTCGTCGAAGCCAACTGGCGGGACAATCCGTGGTTCACCGCGGAGCTTGAGCAAGAGCGTCTCGACTGCCTTCGTATGCAGCCTGATCAATACGATCACATCTGGGAAGGTGGCTATCTCTCGGTAGCGGCTGGCGCCTACTTCGCCAAGCATCTGGCCGAAGCGAAGAACCAGCGCCGCATCGGCAGGGTTGCTGCTGACCCGCTGATGACGATCCGCCTGTTCTTCGACATTGGTGGAACTGGCGCAAAGGCAGATGCGGTCACGATCTGGGCCGCTCAGTTTATTGGCAAGGAAATCCGCGTCCTCAACTACCATGAGGCTTCAGGGCAGCCGCTTTCATATCACGTCAACTGGATGCGCAACCAAGGCTATACGCCCGATGTCGCTCAGATCTGGTTGCCGCATGATGGATCGACGCAGGACAAGGTTTACGACGTCTCCTATGAGAGCGCGCTTCGATCGGCCGGCTATTCGGTAACGGTCGTCCCAAACCAAGGGAAAGGCGCTGCTGCAGCTCGCATCGAGGAGGCAAGACGTCTCTTCCCGAGCATCTGGTTCAACGAAGACACAACGGAAGCCGGTCGGGCTGCCCTCGGCTGGTATCACGAAAAGCGCGACGAAGAGCGGGGCATCGGCCTTGGTCCTGAGCATGATTGGGCTTCTCACGGTGCGGATTCGTTCGGCCTCATGTGTGTCGTCTACGAAGAACCGGTGGAGTTCAAGATGCCAGTCAGCCGCAATAAGGGAATAGTCTGAATGGCAAAGCGCGCAGCAAAGAAGATAGATGAGGTTGATCTGAAAGCCCTCATCGCTTCCGAGATCAGCGATGCAGAGGTGTTCGTGTCGACAGAGGTCGTGGACGAGCGTGTTCGGGCCATCAATTACTACAACGGCCAGATGCCGGATACGCCGCACCAGGAAGGCTGGAGCGAGTTCAAGAGCCGCGACGTTGCCGACGTGATCGGCTGGGTGCTTCCCGGTATCATTCGCGTGTTCACGGCATCCGATCGCATCGTCGACTACGAGCCGACAAAGCCCGGTGATGAGGAATTCACCGATCAGGCATCGGACTATGCCAATTATGTCTTCTGGAAGGACAACAACGGCTACCGCATCATGTGGGACGCCACGCATGACAGCCTTCTCCAGGCGGACGGCATCGTCAAGACCTATTGGGACGACAGCGAGGAATGCGATTATTCGGTCCATAGCGGGCTGGATGACCAGAGCCTCGCCATGCTGCTGGAAGATCCAGAGGTCGAGATCGTCTCGCAGAAGGAGGCCGACCCGTATATCGACGTCGACCCGCAGACAGGCGAGCAGATCGTCATTCCGCTCTATGACGTCAAGATCAAGCGCGTTACCTCCAAGGGCCGGCTGGTCATGGAGACGGTCGAGCCTGAGAACTTTCTCAAGGATCGCGAGTCCATCACGATCGAGGAAGCCCGTTTCACGGCCCATCGCGACCCTCACGTCACCCGCTCGAAGCTTATCGAGATGGGCTTTGACAAGGAGATTGTGGAAAGCCTGCCGCGGTATAACTTCTCCTCTTCCAGACTGTCGCCTGAGGCAAACGCCCGCGATCCCTATCAGTTCGGCAACGCCAACGGCGACCCGTCGATGGACCGCATCGAACTTTACGAGTGCTACATCAAGGCGGACGTGAATGGCGACGGCATCGCAGAAACGGTACTGGCTTATTATGCTGGCGCTTCTGGTGCTGGCGAACTTCTTGATTGGGAAGTGTGGGACGATGACTCTCCCTTTACGCAGATTCCTTGCGAGCCTGTCCCGCATCGCTTTACATCGCGTTCTCTGGCTGGCGACGTCATGGACGTTCAGCAGATCAAGACGTCGGTAGGGCGACAGCTTCTCAACAACGCCTATCAGGTCAACAACCCGCAGAAGGACATCGAGGTCGGTTCGGTCATCAACATGGACGAGCTGGTCAATCCGAGCGTCGGCGGGGTCATTCTTCGCAAGCCGCAATCTGCGCCGGTCGGCTATACTGTCACGCCCTCGATCCTGCAGGACGCGCTGGCCACCCTCGGCTTTATGGATCAGGTCATCGAAATGCGAACGGGTGTCTCCCGCGCAACGATGGCGCTTGATCCGGAGACTTTGCAGAACCAGACCGCAACCGCCAACCAGAACCAGCATGACAGCGCCTATTCGCAGGTCGAGCTGATCGCACGCAACCAGGCTGAACTCGGCTGGAAGAAGGTCTTCGCCAAGGTTCTGAAGCTGATTGTCAAGCATCAGGATCGCCCGAGGATGATCCGGCTGCGCGACGATTGGGTGGAGATGGACCCGCGCCAGTGGAACGC